CTCTTCATCGTCGCGCGCCCGGTGATCGAGCCGGCCAGATAGAAGGCCAAGCGGTAGGAGAGCGCGGTAACGAAATGCGGCGAGAAGAGGGGCGGGGTCACGCAGTCGTACGTGTAGACCAGCACCGCTTCGTCTACGTCCGTCACGATGCTGAGGGTGCCGTCGCCCGCGTCCTCAATAGCGAACGGCGCCACGTCCGAGTTTAGCCCGAGGGGGTTCTCGATGCGGCGGGGGCCGATACAGTCGGAAGGAAACTGGTACCGGTACGCCCACTCTGCTTCCGGGGCATCGACGCTATGGGTCGCCAGGGTTAGGCGCTTCCGAGCAAACGGCCAGTCGAAATCCGCCAGCACTTCCTTGCGCGCGATATCGTACCAAAGCTTCGATATCCGGGCCTCCGTGGACTGCTCCGTGTCGATATCCTCCACCGCGGACCGGGCGTGGATATTCGACAGGGCGAGGTTGGCTATCGTGGTTTTACTCAGCGGGGCCACAGCATCCTCCTGTCAAACATGAAGCCGGGACAGACGTTTCGGCCCAACCCCGGCTTCATTAGGAGCGGGCTTACGTAAGCCCAGAACGACACCTACCCAGGGCTAGAAGTTACTTCTTTCGAGAACGCTTAGCATCGCGTCTGGCCGCTGCCTCCTGCGCAACATGCGCCGCTCCGCTATCGTCAACACCACCAAGAACCTTACCTTCCGCCTGCAACTGCCGCTTGAACGCCGCCTGCGGGTCGTCCTCTTCGGCGGGCAAATCCGCTGGGGGACTTGCCGGCGCCGGCTGCACCTCAGGCTTCGGGTGCGCCTTGCGAAACGCCGAGATCGAAACAAACTTGCCGTCTACTTCGACTTGCGCGGACGAGGGCAGAAAAGGCTCTACATCATCCGGGAAGTCGGTAAAAGGAACCTCCCCCGTATTGCGCCGGAAAGCGCGCCCCCGGTAGAAAAAGTTAGCCGCGAGTTTAACGCGCATCGTGTAATCCTTCCCTCCTGAATGTAGGCGCCGGGCTGGCTGTTAGCGCAACCAGCCCGGCAACTACGTACCACCTACTAGTTGGTGGCGTCTGCGTACGCCTTCCAGATCGACGCATCGTGCGTCAGGAAAGCGTTAACCTTACCGGCGTTCAACGCCGAGCCAGCGGCTTCCTGAACCTGGAAGCCGAGGTAGCGCTCGAACGCGGGGTTCTCTGCCGGCACCGGGATCACCAGCTTGTAGCCGGCGATAAGCGAGGCCACGGCGATAGCGTCCGACGTAGCGTGCTCGGTCTGAGTGCCGTCCACGGAGAGGGTGGACGTGCTGTCCGAAGAGAGCTTGAACCGCACGGTAGCCGAACCGCTTGAGCCGATGGCGGTATCGACAGTCACCACCAGATAGAGCGGATGGCCGGCGCCGATATCGCGGGCTTCTTGCAGATCGATCACGTCGCCGACGTTGACCGTAGTGTTATTGGGAGTGCCGACCGATGTAGCGTCGGCGAACTCCGTCCGTTCGTCAAGGATCATCATGATTGATGTCTCCGTTTGTGTTGTTAGGTTGCTAACCCAGGCTTACGTAAGCCCAGATTAGGTTACGCGCGCCTCGTCCGAGGCCAGCGCGTCAACACGCCGCATCGGAATGCCGTGGAAGCGTTCGGTGAACCGGAGATCGCCGCCGACCTTATCGGATACGATCAAGCCACCCTGGCCGATAGCCAAAGTCTGGCGAGCGACCCACGAGGCCATGTCCCGGCTCATGTAGAACACCGGACGGCCGAACGAGAGGTTCGGAACCTTCCGCATGGCCTGGAACATCAGGTCGGGCAAGTTCGCCGACGAGCCCGAGAAGGTGCCCGAGGCGTACACTCGGCTGAGGTTCGACTTGTCGATGTTGCAAATCCGAACGACGTACCGCCAGTCGCGCAAGCACAAGCCAACGTCCCAGCGATAGTGGGTGCGGTAGGCTTCCATTCGGCCGCCCGAACCGTCCACGTCCTCGATGGTGACCTGACCCTTGTCGGTGACCTGCAAGCCGGCGACCGAACCCTTCGGGACGATGCCGAAGCAGGTGTTCGGACCCCAGACAACCAGCCAGATCGAGCCGTTGTCCGTGCCGGTACCAGCGGCATCGATGATGTTCTCACCGTTAGACGCCGTGATGCTGTTGAAACGCGGGCTCAGGCCGGTGAAGGCTTCGGGCTCCGTGGTTTCATTCCCGTAGAAGAGGGTCTGAGCGACTTCCTGGTTCATGCCCTCGATGTGCGGGCGATCCTCGGACAGCCGGAACTCGGCCGTATTTCCGTTGAGATCGGCCAGCGCCTTATCGACCTCGGAGTACGCTTCCAGCATACCCGTGGTGTCCGTCACCTGAGCGGTGCGGGACTTCGTGGGCTGAACACCGCCGTACAGCTTGCGCCACGTCGGGGCGGGCAAACCGGAGCGGATCGTAGACCGGTGACCGGTCGGTAGGTTACCAGGGATCCACGACATATCGTCGAGGATTTCGTTGGTCTGGTTCAGAATCTCGACCACGGCAGCGATCTTGCCATCCGGGTCAAGGCGCTTCGCCAAGTCGAGCAGCGTCAGGTTAGTTGTGGCAAGCGTTGCCATGGTTTGGGTTCCTTTGTCTGGTTAGAAAAGCTTACTTGTGCGTACCACCGTAAATACGCTCGGCCAGCGAAAGATCAGAGCCGGCCGGGCCACCCTTCAGGATCGCATCGTCACCAAGTTCGCGGCCGACGCGAGCCGTGAAGCGTATCATCTCGGGATGGTTCCCGACGCCAACCTCATCCAGCATGGCCCGAAACTCTTTGGTGCCAAACTTGGCGATGGCTTGTTTTCCGAACTCGACGTTAGCCTCGAAATTGGCGCCCCCGATGTGCTTGTCAGCTTTCGCATCGGAGAGCCAACCCGAGACGGTCCCCTGCCACGATTTGACCGCCGCCTCATTAGCCGCAACCACCCGGCCCGCCTCGAAATCGATAAGCGCCTGGGCGTGCTCCTGGCTCAAGCCGATCTTCTTCGCCAAGTCGGTGAAGCCGGTAAGGTGCTCCTTATCGATGGTCACGCCTTCCGGAAGCTTGAAATCGGTGTACTTCTCGGGAGCGCCAGTCGGCTTAGCGGCTTCCTTCGTCTTGTCGGCTTCCGCAGTCTTGGGCGGGTCCTGCGCCAGGGCCGTCTTGGCGGCCTCGGGTGCGGCCTTAGCCGGTTCCGCCGAGGCGGGCTTGGCTTCGGTAGGCGCAGCCGCACCGGGCGCCGCCGAACCCTTTGCCGCCTCGGGGGCGGGGGCAGGAGCGGCGCTTGCGCTAGAAGTTTGGGTGTCGGAAGTTCCGGTCATCTTGTGTCTCCCCCTCTCCAGGGCTTACGTAAGCCCAACTCGGGCCTACTCTCGTACGCGCGCATACATTATCATAAAAACGAAAAACGCGCAACAGTTATTCCCCGTCGAACGCTAACGCCTGAGCCTCGAACCGCTCTTCGCGGTCCTCGGCCTCTTTGCGTATCTTGTCGAAGGCCCGCCGATCAAGAGCATAGAGCCGTTGCAAGAAGCCGACGCCAATGCTCCGCTGGCCCTCTCGAAAGGCGGTCGCCCCCGGGTCGCCCTGAACGTAGCTCAGCGAGTACGGGCCTGTCTCCCCGATCAGGAGCCAGAGAAGCGCCCGCCCCTGGACGCTACCGATAGCCTGAGACAGAATTTCCGTCTCGTACGCCTGCCGTATCTCGGCTACCTTGTGGTGGTCAAGCTCCCTGTCCGCCATCGCCCCCTCCTAACGCTTCCATCACCTTTGAGGCCATCTCGCCATCGGCCTCCGCTGCCGAGGCGTCGCGCATCGCTTTGGCGGCGCCCTGGCCGATCTCGACGGCCTGCTGCGCCTGCTGCGCCTGCGTACGCACGCGCCGGATTTCCGCAACCTCTTCGTCGCTCCGCACAAGCTCGGGCGGGGTTCCGAGGAGGAAGCTGTACTCGTCCACCGCCTGATCGGGGTTGAACTTGTCGCCGATCTCGGGGAACGCCCGGGCCAAGTTGCCGACGAACCCGCTAAGCCGGTCGATGTTGCCGAGGGTGACGGCCTGCTGCGCGAGAGCGAGCGAGCCGACGTACCGGGGCTTCAGGCTGCGGCCCTGCAACTCCTTCGGAGCCGGGGGAACCAGCCCCGCCTTCACCATCTGATTGAACACCCGGTCGATCAGCGGGTTGAGGAAGGCGCCGTACTGCCGTTCGAGGACTGGCCCTAGTTCGAGCAAACGCTCCTGATCGCGCTGCATTAGCTCAAGCTGGTTTCGCGGCTGGATGCCGGTCATGGCCGAGATGGCCTTGAACAGATCGACGTAGAATGCCTCGTTGATCCGGGCCTCGACCGCCTGCATGTCCAGCATAAGCTCGTTGATCGGGAGCCGGACCTCGTAAAGGGGGCTCAGCCCCTTGCCGGTCCCGGACGAATCGAACACGGTTACGTTCCCAGGCAGGTTGCCGATGGGGACGTTCTTCAGCGTGGACGGACCCTGGAGCGGCGGGGTAACCATCTTGTCGATGGCCTGACCCTTCTTGCGCTCCTGCATCTGAAGCTGACGCACGTCGCCGAGGGCCGCCATGCCGGGGCAGCTAGTCGCGTAAATATCCTCGCCGGTGACCTCCCACCGGGGGCAGTAGAACGGGAACTCGTCGTAGCCGCGAACCGCAAGAAGCTGGTTCTTTTCCTTCTGCCCGTGCTCGTAGTAGGTGGACCGGTACCGGCGCCGGCCGGGACGCATACTGTCGGGGACGTACTCCGGGTTGGGTTCCACGAAATGAACCACTGGGTACCAAGCATCGTAGTTGCCCTTGTCGTATGCCTCCCGAACCGCATAGCTGATGCTGGGCGAGACTTCGCCCGCGACCGAGAACCTCTGGACGATCTGCTCGACCGTCATCTCGAACTTGCGGGCTACCACGTCGATCTCGCCGCGCTCGTTCTGCGCCATGTAGTAGCTGCCGATTGTGTGCGCGTAAAACCGCGCCACCTGCTTAGCGTCGTCCTCGTGCGAGATGCAGCCGGTGCCGAACAGCAACTGCTCGCCCACCATGGCTGGCGCCATGTTGTAGAGGTTGGTGCCGTTCAAGATCCGCAGCATCTTTTCCTGCACGGCGTAGAACCAGTCCCGGGCCGGGCGCCACTCCCGCATCTCGGGATCGTCGCACTCCAGAACCACCCACGGCCGCGAGGGTGACATGGTGCCGTTGAACATGCCGGCCGTCGCGACTTGCAGGGCCTTGGTAGCTCGGCTGTTGATGATGCTCTGGTGGCGCCGGTCGCCCCGGTTCCTGTCGGTAGTCTCGAAGCGCCCGCGTCGGGGGCGAACGAACTCCGACAGGAGCCGCCAGTGCTCGACAAACGAACTGCGCTCCTTGTCCAGGGCTGCGAGGCGTTTGTCCAACCGTTCCCGAGGGGTGTCAGCCATGAGGTTTCCTGTCTGGGCTTACGTAAGCCCTACTGACCGAGGACGGTCTTGAGCCCGGCCGGTACGTCCGCGAGGCCGGTGCCGGACGTTAAGATGGTGCTCCGGCGACCGCTCGCCAATATCTGCCGCGACTTCAGATCGCGCCGCTGCTTACGCGCGGCCAGGGTGATCGAGTCGGCACCCTTGGCCTCTTCCGTGACGGGCGTCGAGTCGGGGGCAAGGGCCGGTTGCGCCTGAACCGGAGGCACCACGGCGGGCACCGGAGGCACCACGGCGGGCACCGGGGGCGGCGGGG